CGCCGAACTCACCAAGCCGTTCTTGGGCAAGGAAGCCCTGCCCGTCCTCGAAGTCCTGGAGGCTATCCGGGAAAACCGCACCGGCATCACCCGGGCCAGCCAGGGTCTCAGTATGGACCAGCTGCAGTCCACCACCCCCGTCGCGATCAGCCAGCAGACCTCCGCCGCGCAGGACCGCCTCGACATGATGGCGCGCACCCTCGCCGAGACCGGCCTCGCCCCGCTTTACAGCGGTATTCTCAAGATGATGGCGCGGCAGCAGGACCGGCCGAACGTGATCCGGCTGCGCGGCGAGTGGATCAGCATCGACCCGCGCGCGCTGGCGACCATGTGGCAGACCACGGTCAACGTCGGCGGCAAGGGAATGCCGATGGAGCGGCTCGCCATGCTGGCGCAGATCGCCGGCAAGCAGGAGCAGATCATCACCACCCAGGGCATGGCCAATCCGCTGTGTGGCGTGCCGGAGTATCGCAACACGCTGTCGCGGATGCTGGAGACCGCCAGCATCTCCGACGTGTCCAGCTACTTCAAGCCACTGCCCCCGGGCTGGCAGCCGCCCGCCCCGCCGCAGCCGCCGCCTGACCCGTCGTTGATCCTGGCCCAGGTGCAGGGCCAGAAAACTGCAGCAGATATCGAGGACCAGCGCGGCGAGGCGCAGACCAAGCGCGCCCAGTTGCTGTCCGACGACGACCGCGAACGCGCCCAGGCTGCCCTGCAATACTGGACCCAGGCTTACGCCGTCGCCGCCCAGCACGGCACGCCGTTGCCCAGCCTGACCCAGTTCCAGCAGGCGATGACCTCGAAGGCCCCGGCTGTGGGCCTGATGCCGCAAGGCCCGCTATCGCCGCCGCCGCCGACTTCGCCGGCCCCGCCGGCCACCGCGCAGGGCGCCCAAGGGCCGCCCAGACCGCCGCAACCGCCGGGTGCCATGATGCCCCCGCAAGGCCCGCCCGGACGGCCGCAGCAACCGATGATGCCCCCCAGCCAGTTGATCCCGGGCGCCACCGCCGGGGTTGACCCGGCCAACCGCATGGCGGTGCAGCAGGGCCTGCAAGGGCGCGGGATGCCCACCGCTTACGGTCAGATCGCCAACCGCGCCATGGCCGGCGCGCTGTTCGGCCCGGGCGGTCCCCCACTACCCAAACCCGGCGGCCAAGGCGTCGCCGGGGCGCCGGGGGCGTAGTGTTTCACGTGAAACACCCAGTCGGGTTAGGGGTCGATCTCGACGCCGATGGCGACCTCGTCATCACCGCCTATGACCCGGCCGGCGCCGCGGTGGTCAGCGCGCCGCTGTGTGAGATGGTCGAGGAGTGGATTGCCGACAGTCAGGTGGACGGCACGCTCCACCCGTGGGTGGACGGCACCCTGGAGGTGCTGCTCCGGTTGACCGCGGCGCAATCCCGCATCGTCGCCCATTTTGCGGCGAATGACCCTCACCGGAAAGACTTTGAGTTAATCTTCGGCATCGCCCGCGGGCAGCTAGAGCGACTGTTGGGGATATTGGAGGTACCGCATGATTAAGCGGGTCGCCGGCAAGCCCACCACGCTGCCCGAGGCGGCCGGCACCGTGCACGCGCAACACCGCGCGCTGGTTGACCCGAACCACCCGAAAGACGCCCTGTTCCTGCCGCCCGGCAGCCCCTTGCCCCCTCCCCACCCTGCGGTGCAGCGGGTCGCCCGCACCGCCGGCACCCTACTGACCACCAACAAGCTGAAGGCCGCCGCGTTCAAAACCGCGCAGACCGTCGATGACCCGCTGATCTCGCAACTGCTCGGCTACCCGGAGACCAAGGCGCAGGCCGCCGCGTCAGGCCGCCCGCTGGTGGTCCAGGCGCAGGACAGTGCGCAGCGGCCGTTGCACCAGATGCTCAGCAGCCCGGCCGGCCTGCCGGCCGCCTTACAGGCGGCGCAGGCGCAGGTGCCGAACGGCGGCCGCACCGCCGTGCTGAGCCCGCTGCGGGCGATCCAGGCGCGCGCCCTGGCAGTATCCCGGCAGCGGCGATGACAGGGAGACCCAACGCATGAGCAAGGCAAGCTACCTGGTGGAACTAATCGGCGACACGACCTGGAACGAAAAGCAGTCAGTTAACGACTGGCTGAACGACCGCGCCGCCGAGGGCTGGGAATTGATCACGGTGGACAGCGGCGCCGGCTACTTCGTGCGCAAGAACCAAGGCCCGGAGAATGTGACGGTGCCGCATGTCAGCCAGAGCGGCGCCACGCTGAACTGCACCATGGGCGAGTGGACGCACGACCCGACATCGTATGTCTACCAATGGTATCTCGACGGCGCCGCGGTTACCGGCACCGATGACACCAGCCCGGACTACACCGTGCAGTCCGCCGACCTGGGCAAGGCCGCCACCTGTGTGGTCACCGCCAGCAACGCCTACGGCACCGGCGAGGCGCCGGCGTCCAACTCGATCATCGTCACTTAGGGGAAAGCCCATGGTTACCAAGGCGAAGGGCTCGCAGAGTACTGGGATCAAGAGCGGCGGCGGGCAGAACAAGCCGTCATCCGGTGGCAAAGCCGGCGCCGGCGCCGCCCGCGGCGGCGCCAACACGCCCTCCTTAGGCAAGACCACCCCCGGCGGGCGGGGGCCACTGCCGAAGGCGAAGTAGGCTTGTCCGACCGTGATACCAGGATGGCCGCCGCCGACGCCGCGCGCCTGCGCGAGGACCCGGCGTTGCAGGGCATCCTGCACGACCTAGAGCGGCACGCCACCAGCGTGGCGTTGAACGACTTTGACCCGCGCACCCGCGAGCGTGGCCGCTACCTCGCCTTAGCGATCGTCTCGCTGCGGCAGGAAATCCAGGACCGCATCGACACCGTACTGGTGATCGAGGCCACCCGCCGGCGTGAACTGGCAAGCGAATGAGGCCATGAGCGACAGCATCTCCACCCCGAGCAACACGCCGGCACCCAGCCCCGCGGTGATCCCTGGGGGCAGCGACAGCGGCCCGAGCTCACCGCCGGCCTCCGGCCAGCCGTCGATCAGCATCAGCGACGCCGCCCGGCTGCTCAACCAGCAGCGCCGGCAGGGCCAGCCGCCGCCCACCCAGCCACCAGTGCAGCGCGCCGAAGCGCAGCCGCGGCCACAGCCCCGGCCGCCCTCCCCACCGGCTGTGCCAGGTGCCACCCCGGCCGCCGCGCCGGCCACACCGACCCCGGCGCCCACCGCGCGTGACGACGCCCTCGACACCATGGCCAAGGCCCTGGGACTGCCCGAGGGTGTGCCGGGCGCAGCATCGCCACCGGCCGATCCCATGGCCCCGGGTTTCGAGCTCGACGGAAGGCGGGTCTCCGCCGACGAAGTGCGCCGGGCGTTTGCCGCCGCCACCGACTACACCCAGAAGACCCAGGCGCTGGCACGCGAGCGTCAGCAGTTGCAGCAGCAACAGGAGGCGCTGGCGACTGTGCTGCCCTACATCCAGCCGGAACTGGAGCGGGTGCAGCAGCAGATCACCAGCGTGGCGCGGCCTGACCCGACGCTGATCGACAGCAATCCGCAGGAATACCTGCGCCAGCGCGCGGCCTATGAGGCGGCCTACGACGAGCAGGGCCGCCTGGCGCAGCTGACCCAGTTGCAGCAGCAGGCGCAGGAGCGCGCCCTGGCCGCCCAGGTGGCGGCCAGCAACGAGGCCCTGGCCAAGCAATTCCCCGACTGGGGTGACCCGGCCAAGCGCAGTGTGTGGCAGCAGCGCATCGCCGCGTGGGCCGAGCAGACCGCCGGCTTCCAACGCCAGGAACTGATGCGCCTGTCGGATCACCGGCAACTGACGGTGATGATGAAGGCGATGCTGTGGGATCACATGAAGAACGGCGCCGTCACCGCGGCACCCCGGCAGCAGGCGCCGGTGCGCGGCACCCGCCCGCCGCCGGCCCCGGCGGCGGCGATCCAGGACGCCGAGCAGGCGTTTACCGAGAAGGCCACCATGCGCAACGCCACCGCCCTGCTTACCGCGAGGCGCAACAGTCGTTGACGGTTGCGCGACAGTAGCAGTAACACTGCAACTGACGCGCGACGGAGTGACCCATGACGGGGGTCTCAGCCATTAGCGGTGGGTCATGTCCCGCCGCGCGTCCCGTGCCGTCGCTGGCTTGATGTCACCGACTTTCGGTTGCCCCGCAGTGCTTGCATGTCGCGGGTCCCCAATCGACTGAACGGCCGTCACGACCATTGCGAAACCCCTTTGGTTTCACCGTGCGCACTGCGTGTGCGCCGCAATGGAGTGATTGGTCATGGCTCTGGCCTCGATGGGCGCAACGCCCGCCGGCACCTACATCGAAACCGCCGCGGCCGGCGTGCGCGAAGACCTCGCCGACATCATCTACCGCATTGACCCGGACGAGACGCCGCTGGTCTCCGCCTGCCCGCGGGTGGGCTCCAAGCAGGTGCTCACCGAGTGGCTGGTGCAGGGCCTCAACGCGGCTTACGACAACTTCCAGCCGGAAGGCTTCACTGCCGTCATGCAGCCGGTGTTGAAGCCGGTGCGGCTGAATAACGTCTGCCAGATCATCGCCCACACCGTCGGCGTGTCGAATACCCTGCGGGTGGTGGACGTCGCCGGTGGTGAAGATGAATACAACCGGCAGCTGATCCTGCGCGGCATGGAAGTGAAGCGCGACCTGGAGTTTGCCGTCACCAGCCCGCTGGTGCGCACCATCACTGACCCGCGCCACATGAGCGGCCTGCCGTGCTACTGCAACAACGGCGCGCGCGGCGCCACCGGGGTGATGCCGATCGGCGACGGCTCCAACGCCGGCACCGCCGGCACGCTGTATGACCTGACCCTGGCCACCGTGCAGACCGCCATGCAGCAAGCCTGGAACGCCGGCGGCAAGCCCGACCTGGCGATCATGAGCGGCAACATCAAACTCTACTTCGCCACGCTGAGCCAAGGCGGCACGGCGAACGCCATCGTGGCGCAGAATATCGTCAGCGCGTCCCCGCGTGACGAGATGACCATCCAGGGCGCGGTGGACATCTTCCGCACCGACTTCGGTACGCTGCAGCTGACCCCCGACCGGTTCTGCCCGCCGCACCAAATCCTGCTGGTCAGCACCGACTACATCGAGCTCGCGCCGCTGCCCGAGCGGGACATCGTACAGCAAGATTACGCCCAGACCGGCGATAACAGTCAGGGCGGCGTGGTGTTCGAGGGCTGCATCCGGCCGACCGCCCCCTTGGCGCACGCCTACATCGCGGACCTCAACCAGTGACCGAGACGACGCTCTACGAGAGTTACGACCCGCTTACCACGCGCACCACCGAGCTCAGGCGCGACGAGGACGGCGTGGGTTACCTGGTGCGCAGCCAGAGCACCCGGCACATCGTCGAAAGCGCCAAGGCGATCGCGTCCAACTTCGACCCGCATGTGAAGCGTGCTGTCACGCACGTCGCGCGCATCCCGTTGGTGGTCTATCGGCGGCTGCAGTTGCTCGGCATCACGCGTGACGAGAAAGCCCTCAACGCCTGGCTCGACAGCCGCGAAGCCCGCAACTTTCGTTGCGATGATAAAAGGAGATTATAGCCATGGCCTCGCATACCAGTCACGACAAGCCGGCCCCGCCGGCGATGCGCCCGACCCCGGGGGTGAGCCCGGAGCAGCACGACCCGAACGACCCGAACGCCCGGCCCGGGCCATTCGACCCGCATTTGGCGGCCACCCCGCGCGACCCGACCGACCCGAACGTGGCGCCGTCGCTCGACCCGGTGCTGGTGGACGGCATCGACCCGGTCTACTTGGCGCGCCTGTATCCCGACGAGTTCGCCCAGGACGGCGCCAAGGGCGCGCGTGACGCCGCCCTCGCGGTGGGTCGCGCCGGGGTCGAGGCCGGCCGCAAGCTGAGTGCCGCACAGCAGGACAAGCCGCAGTCGCCGCCCGAGCCGGGCAGCGGCGTGACCATCACGCCGAAAGACAAACACGAGTAAATGGCGACTTACCAGCAACTGCAGGACGACGTCAGGAACTGGCTCAACCGTGACGACTGCCTCTCGCTGATCCCGTCCTGGACGGCGATCCTGGAGACCGAGATCAGCGAGACGCTGCGCTGTCGGGTGCAGGTGGTGTCCGGCGTGCAAGCGATCGATGCGGCCTACATCGCGCTGCCGACCGACTTCGCGACGATGGAGAGCATTCGCGACAACCGCACCGGCGAGCAGTTGACGCTGCTCGACGAGTGGTCCGGCCACTGGTACGAGACCTACGCCCGCAACAGTGCCTACCCGAACGGCTACACCGGGGCCTACTGGCAGGTGATCCCGGACGCGCCGTGCAGTGCCTATAGGCTGGTCGCCGACTGCATCGAGTTCCTGCCGCACCCGATCATCCCGGACCCGCCGGACCCGAACTGGTCGCCGCAGCAAATCCTGATGGGCTACTACCAACGGCCGCGCCCGCTGGTATTGCCGGCCGACAGCAACCCGATCCTGGACAACCACTACGCGATCTACCTTTACGGCCTGTTAAAGATCGGCGCGGTGTGGGCGCTGGACGACGCCCGGGCGCAGCAGGCCGACGCGCTCTACCAGCAGGTGGTGACCCGGGCCAACCTGTGGAAACAGCAGAGCGATTACTCCGGGGCGCCGTTCCGCGCCGAGCTCGCGGTGCGCTTCTGATGCCCAAACTCAGCGTCCCGTTTGACGCCTTTATCGGACTGGTGACCGCCAGCACCGGGCAAGAGGTCACGGCAATTACCTACGGCAACTACAGCAGGCAGCCGGCGCACATGGTGTGGTGCGCCGACGGCGTGACGATCGGCAACGAGACCACCATCGTGTGGGGCGAGGCGCGGCGCGACTGGGGCGACATCACCGCGGTGGAACTGTGGGACGCGCCGACCGGCGGCAACCGACTGCCGACCGCCTTGACGGCGCCGTTACCGGTGGCCGCCGTGGTGCCGGTGGCGCAATACAGCATCGCGCGCATCCCGCCGGCCGGCCTGGCGGTGGTGTTCTCCTCGCCGCTCAGGAGCTTCGGCACCGGGCCGTTCGGCGTCGGCCCTTACGGCACGACGCGCAGCTTCGCCGTGGTCGGCACCGGCGTGCTGTTGGAGCTCACCTTCGACACGTCAGGGCATGTCTGTGCCCCCGGCGTCTGGTCTCCTGGTC